CACCTGGAATGGCATCAATCTGAGCTTTCAACAGAGGAATGTCTACGCAACAAATGAACGGAGCAAAGTCCTTGCTTTCCTGATAGGCAATGAGTTCTACGCTAGAGGACTTCTTGCTGGTTACCTTTACACCCTCTTTCGTAAAGATGAAGTATGCACCGTTCTTGTCATAAGGCTCGATGAATAGCGACAACCTGTCTATCACATTCTGCAGAAGAAGCTTCGGAAGCTTGCAGACAGACTGGAACTGTTCATTCAGATATCCTTTGGCTTCCTGGACCGGGAACATATTTATGCCGTCATGCTGCGGACCGAACACGATAACATCATCTGTCTCAAACAGGAGGTTCGATCCGTCCCTGTAATACTTGATGTTTTCCTGAGTATTGAGAGCTAATAACTCCATCATGTCGGATGAGATGAGAGTTGGCTGATCATCCAGAAACTTGAGTTCGTTGAAGCATATGACATTCTCGTTTGTGGTTATTACAATGTCATCAACATAATAGCCACTCAAGCAAGGAGTATCTATAGTCTTGGCCACCGCTGCCTTGTTTACTGCCAAAACTGCCTTGACTGCACCGAGGCTCAAAACGCCGGGTTCACCACTCTTCTTAAACTTGTATTCCGGGAACTTAACCGGTCCATCTTCATCCATCGGAAGCGGAATGTTATACACTCCGTCGCCCTTGACTTCCACGCTGTTTTCCTTCAGTGTGAGTGTAACATTCTCGGACGTCAGCTTGGAGATCAGCTTAGTGAATACTTCTTCCGGAACGACCGCATAGAAGTCGTCTCCCTGGATCTTGTCTGCCCTCACTTTGAGGAAGTTGGCTGCATCAGTTGTCGTCAGCATCAGGACGTTGTTTTTCAGCTCGATTGCCATCATACCCGTTATGGGCAAGAGCTTGTTACCTGATGCGCCTTTCGATGCTTTTGTCACCATTTCCTGAAATTTTACCGTCGGAATAGTAAATTTGCTCATCTTAAATCCTCCCTATATATTAGTTTTTTTTACCAAACGAAGTTAAATTTTGCCATCTCACCATTATCGATTATGATGTCCTGGCCTGTCATGCTCTGATTGATAACCGCCACGAAGTATACCCAGTCTGCAATCTCTACCGGGGTTGCCCACTTACCCAACAGTGTCTCATTCAGAGCTTCACGAAGCAGTTTTCGATTGTCTATAATGTGGGCATTCATCTCAGTATATACGCCGCCAGGAGAAATGCTATTACAGGTAGCACCATACTTTGCTATCCGCATGGCTACATTTTTCGTATAAGCCAACACACCGCCCTTACTGGCAGCATATTCCGGAAATTCAGCACCATTATGCGCACTGGTTGACGCAATATTCACGATAGCCCGAATATCCTCATGAATGCCGTATTTTTCAGTCACAGCAATGAGACCTTTGAGGTTAACATCGATATCTTTTCCTGTATTCTGCACACCCGCATTATTTATAAGGATCTGCACTCCATGAATCACCGGAAGCGGTCCACACACATCAACCAATATGTGTCGATAATTAGGATGATCCTTGTATGAAAAATGCGGCGGCATGATATCCATCCCAATGACGGTATGACCTTCTACCAGAAACTTGTTAACAATTGCTGTTCCTATCCCTCCACTAACTCCAGTTACCAATACCAGCATAATTTCCCTCCTTACTATATTCCATCTCATATTCTCCAACCTTCTTAGCTACAAGTATAGTCAGAGGTAGTACGATAGCCTCATATACTGTTTTCAACACAACGCTGATTAAAATCATTGGGAGCATCTCATTAGCTGGCATACTTCCAGTGAACGCAATTATAACGAACAGGGAAGTATCAACAATAGATCCTCCGATAGATGAAACAATAGCTCTCAATCCCAGCCCCTTGATATCAACATGCTCTTTCTTCATAAATCTGAAAATTATATCGTTTGCCCAGTCTCCAAAGAAATACGAAACTAAACTTGCTACAACGATTCTCCAAGACTGACCGAGAGCAAGTTGAAAATAACTAGATTCAAACCATTCCGGAGCTGGTAGCTTGATAGCGAGTGCTATCATCAGTGCCATGATTATGTTGACTATTGTCGCATACCATGTTACTCTTCTTGACCATCTATACCCATACACCTCAGAGAACACGTCTGACAGAACATAGGTTATTGGAAATGTCAACGTTCCAGCATCGATGGCCCACGGACCGAACTGCACCATTCTGTTTGCCAGCACATTCGACATCATCAAAAATGATACGAACATAACTGACAACATCAATAGAAGCGGTGAAATTCTTCCGTTGTTCCTTTTCCTGTCTTTGATACAAGTAATCATAAACTCAACTCCTTTTATTTTTATTTTATATAGCGGAGGCTGTCAAGGAAACTACAAAACTCCGCTGTATTCATCTCTACACCTTTATGCCTGTAATCTTATAAAACTTATCTGGGTCAAAATTGGGTATATTACGGATGACTCGTTTTTCTCTCTCGGATAGCTTACTCCACCACTTTTCAGCAGCCTCGACGAGAGGGATCGTTTTCAAAAATCCGCCAGTTGTTTCATGTTCAGGATGAAGTTTCCTTTCTTCTGGCGTCATGTTGTCAGATGAAACCCAGAAGACGGTTTGAATTTGACTTAGAAGATGGCATGCTTCTGAATTTCGCCACTCCTTTAAAGTCCAATCAGAAGGCTTGTCGAAGATAAGAATTTTTTGTGGCTCTGTGCAAAATACGCCACAAGAATAATTTGTTGCGTTCCAGTCGCCGGTGTTCCAGTTACCGGTGTTATAGTCGCCGGTGTTACAGTTGCCAGTATTATAGTTACCAGCGTTCCAGTCGCCGACGTTCCAGTCGCCGGTGTTCCAGTTACCAGCGTTCCTGTTGCCGGCGTTCCTGTTGCCGGCGTTATAGTTACCGGCGTTCATGCCGCCAGTGTTCCAGTCGCCGACGTTCCAGTCGCCGGTGTTCCTGTCACCGGCGTTCCAGTTACCGGCGTTCCTGTTTCCGGTGTTCCTGTTGCCGGTGTTATAGTCGCCGACATTATAGCTACCGGCGTTCACGCCACCAGCGTTCCTGTTGCCGGTGTTCCAGTCGCCGGTGTTATAGCTGCCAGTGTTATAGTTACCGGTGTTCTTGTCGCCGGTGTTATGGTTACCGGTGTTCCTGTCACCGGTGTTACACAACCCCGTATTATCATATCCCTCGTTAACTATTGTCAAAAGTTCCTGCCAAGAAATTTCTCTAACTATTTCGATCCTATTAGTACAGCATTTATTACCGTCTTCTATTACATCTCCATGAGCAATTACTTCTGCAACCTTATTGCTAGGGTTAAAGCTGTAGAAATTGAAGCAATCAGATGCCTTTTTACAGAAGTGAAAACCGTTACGGCAAATACTTAACTCACCAGTTAATTCGTATGTTTTACCGACTTCGTATTTGAAGCCGTGGCAAGTCCAATCAGGATTAAAAACCTTATATCCCTTTACCATCTATATCCCTCCTTTTTAAAGTTCTTCTGCTTCCGAACAATATTCAACAACATCCGCTTCAGAGCAAGCATCTTCACAATCGATCCTAAAATTGCAATCACAGCAACAGATGTCTTCTCCTTCAGGACAATATCTGTCGTAATTGTAGCAAATATAACTCATCCCATGCACTCCTCCTTGTTAAAATAATGTTCTCCTCTTAACCGAAGAGGGTTTATACTTGTAATTTCTCGCCCACTCCAACAGATACTGTATATTGAATATTATACGTTGCTTATAGTCATGTGCCAACCCCTCAAGAGTATATCCGTGACTTTCAACGTACTGCTGAATTTCCTGCTGGGCGGCTTTGGGCATATTAAGTATGTGGTCCGGTGCGTGTCTTCTACTTGCGCTAATAGTAACAGACCCGTATTTCGTCATAATACTTCCATTAGCGCCATTCATTATCCAGCTCGTTGAGTCCGCACTGGTAAAAGGATACCTTTCAAGAAGGTTTAGCGAAGTCATTCCGAACGCATGTGTTTTGACATCTGGATTAGAACTGCTCTTTATGATTTTAAAGCACTTATCTATGAACTTTTCTTTTTCCGCAACAGGTTGGTCATTGGCAGGCGAAATTCCTATATAAGGAATATGCTTGCCGTCGAACGTAGCTTCCAACATGTTCTCCAACCACTTATAGTCTTCTCCCTGATGAAATATCGGAAGCAACTTGTTCGGACTCTTAACCCGCTCCCGCATATACAGATAGTTCTTCCAGCTGAGTTCAGGTGCTTCTGCAAGCTGCTGCGGAGTCTTCGGCTGCCTAAACACACCCGGAATTTTATCAACCTGAGCAAAAAGATAGACATGCTCATCGATAGAGTTAATGAACTCAATATAAGCATCTACGTCCACTTCAGCGCCACGAGTATGAGCAGAAAATGCCCCAGAATCAATGAAGAGGTGTCCTTTACACTCTCCGCGACTTCTTCCTTCAATCCATCCTTTGATGACAGGCCTGTCTAACAACTGACTGGCAAGTCTATTAGCGCCGCTTTTCCTCAGATATGCTTCAGCTACACGATTTTGGCTCCCTGCAAAGTAAAGCTGGAATCCTTTGAGCGCCTCACTCACCTGAATATTGGGCGCTATATCTATATTTATACATTCTGCTTTCCTCAATAAACTCACGGATTTTAACCCCCTTCATCTGAGATAATATTATGCTACGACCGGATCTCCATACCAAACCTTCGTGATTTCAATGTCACATGCCATCGGAACTGTCACTCTCTCACTGGCAGCTTCAACCATCAACGCTGCTACCCTCTCAGCACACTGTGCAGCATACGGTTCGGGCGCTTCGCCTATTATTTCGTCATGCACTGGTATCAACATGCGATAGCCCCATTCACGAAGCTGCGGGTCATTGTGTATCTTTATCATTGCCAACTTCGACATATCAGCGCTCGAACCCTGAATGATAGTGTTGATGCACTGACGCTCAGCTTCTGCAATGAACCCTCCATTGTCTCTGATACGAATGCCTTTATTGTAGGCCTCTTCAATTACTTTCCTTCTGTCTTCACCCCTCCATGCTTTTTCCAGTTTATTGAGATAGTACGCCTTGGTGGCATCATCCACTTCATGGGAAATGCTCGGACTATCAAATGCTAACGGATCAAAAGTAGCTGCTTTTCCTTCAATATACTTGAACTCATACGGTTCAAGCTGAATGTCTGGAAGCCCACGTCTTCTGCCCCATATTGTTTCGACATATCCTACCTTTCTCGCTTTGGCTATGGTGTTATCCATAAACACTTTGACCATTGGAAAAGCATTGTAGAATTTGTTGATGATCTCCTGAGCTTCTTTCTTAGAGCATCCTAACTGCTCTGCAATAGAAGAAACTCCACGCCCGTACATGATCACATAATCCAACATTACTGTTGGTGTGGACTATATCTTCACCCTTTCGGGTGCCTTGCGCTTCCACCGGTAACTCATCCTCCGGCGTACAATTAGTCTCTACACCTTTTCATACTTCCAAACAAATCCATAACACGATTTACGCTGTTCCACTCCTCTACAACACTTACTAATAGGAGTTTGGCAGGATTTGTTGGTCGTTATACCTTCACCAACCAAATAATCACGAGCTTCAACTAAACTATTGAAACGCCTGATTATCTTGCCTTCCATATCACACATTAAGACGGCTTTGCTGTTCGCTTTTGAAATTCGAGCCTTTGTTTCAGGCGTATGATGTTTTCCTCCAAAAGGATTATCCAGTCCTGTATACTTACCCTTTCGACTTTCGGATATAGCTTTTCTCCAGGCCATATTCTTAGACCGTTTCTCAAAGCAATTATGAGCCCGCTGGCCTGCCTTTATCTTCTCAATATCATCAGCACTTCGCGGATGAGAGAGTTTTGCTCTCAATAGTTGCTTAGTGGCCTCAGTGTGGTGATAGTCTCTGACGCCTACTCCTCCGCGGCACATATTGTAGCCATTAGGAATAAGAGTATTATATCGCTGAATACACTTAATCTCTAACTCATCCAGAGCATCGTCAGGAATATTCTTAAGCACTCGACGAACGACAAAAGCGTCCTCACCGTACTTACGAATTGCTCTGTGCAGATAAGATTGAGACCTACCACACCTACTCTCTTCCAAATGCTGATTCCATCGATAAGATGTGTTATATTTTGTCTGGCCTACATACCGTTTGCCCGTGACAGTGTTGGTTACGATATATATTTCACCCATACAAGCACCTCCTTGAGTACATTATAATACATGATACCAAGAAGGTAAAGGGCGAAATAATGAACTTGGCACGGTATTGCCCTGTGCGTACAGGGTTCCACCGTTAGCACGGCTTAAGCCGCACACCCCTGAGTAATAGGGTTCACAAGGTTTGCACTACCCATTTCTGAATAGTGGGGCATAACTGTCAGTCTACCCAAAATGATACTCTTGACGGAATCGCGGCGCTTCTTACCTTGAGGATTCTTCGTACCATCTGCTCTGAACTCCATGCATTCTTCATACGGCGCGTTGTAAATAAATGATGCAATCCACGCATAAATGTCTTTGCCAGCCTTGTAAGCGTCTATCAGAGCAGTGTCTCCACTCGCATGTGCCAGCGTACGAGGCTCCTGCTGTTTGAAGTCAACCGATATCAAATAGTATCCTTCAGACGCACTAAACATCTTCCTGATTTCCTTATTCTGAGAAGGTATGTTCTGAAGATTCGGGTCTGAAGATGAAAACCTTCCAGTATCCGCTCCGTACTGATTGTAATTGCAATGAAGCCGATTTGTCTTCGGATTTACAAGCTCGGGCAACTTGTCAATATATGTATTCAAGAGCTTCACAGTCTCTCGAATGTTCAATATCGCAGAAGACAACGGGTGTTTCAATGCAATCAAAATATCTTCTCCGGTTCCCCTAGACTTGTCTTTATTTGGAGACTTTAGCTTGCATATATCATAGAAGAACGTAGCAAGCTGTTTAGGGCTATTCGGATTGATTGGATCTTCAAGACCATGGTTCGGATTTTCTTTCTTATACGCCTCAATTTCAGGGCGATACATTTCAAGGACCTTATAGTACTCCTGAACTCTCTCTTCAAGAATTTTGTGATACTTCTCAGAAAGCTGCTTTGCATATTCCGTATCGAGGCGAATACCTGTATCTTCCATATCCACCACAACTGAAACGAGCGGCATCTCAATGTTACGGAATACATAGTACGGACCCGGAAGTTTGCGTCGTGTCAGGCATGTTTTCTGATACTCATACAATTCATACGTTTTCTTTGCATCACCAGCTGCATAAAGGTATGCAGTGGTAATAGGAACCTGAGTAAACGGAACTCCTTCAAACAGCTTCGAATAGGTGTATGCTTCGGAATCTGACGACTTGCAATACTTCAGGTGGAGCTCTTTTAGTTCGTAACTCCTCTCAGTTTGGTTAATACAGCGAGCTGCCAAATAAGTATCCCAATACGGCGTTAACTTCACGCCTAACTTATTCTTGACAACACGAATATCATACTTCGCATTGTGGAATAACCACTTTACTCCAGCGTCTTCACATTTCTTGAGACATTCTGCTACAACTGACTCATCTACCTGCTCACTGGTTTTGACACCTGTAATATAACTGACATGATTGAGTGGGATGTACGCAGGTCTTTGGCCGGGGGTGTAAATAGGCACCCCCGCCAAAGTACACAGTATCGGATCAAGTGAATCAGTCTCGGTATCGAGAGCTCCGATGCCATTAGATATAATGGCATCGAAGTACTCTCTCACCGAGCGTTCCTCCCTAAGTAGCTCGTACTGGTCTTTATACTTACCGAGCTTTGTCGATACGACACTGACGATGGCTGATATTGAGTCATAAGTTCCGCCACCCTTACCTCTGATGGTCGGACTGACTTTCTGAACTTTACTGGCCTTGGCCACTATATTCGCATCCGACTGCTTTGTAGCGCGCGGTGGCAGGCTCTTTATGAGACCCAATTAAAACACCTCCTGATCAGACGACCTCACAGAGCCTCTTCTTGTGACAGGGGACTGCATGACATTCCGGGTTTGGGGAGATTCAGAAGTTCTCGATGGGACTGGAGCAGCTCTTCTTGAAGTCGGCTGATCAGTGGTAGGTGTTGATCTGGGAGTAGCCGCTCTGCTAGGAGAACTTGCAGCAGTACGAGACGTTGTAGCTGCTACACGCCTAACAGGCGGATTGCTGGATCCGAAATTCTGGTCAGTATCCGGGAACTGACCTGTATCGAGGAATATTTCCATTTCTTCTGCGGTCTTGTCAAGTATAATTCCGCCCAGAATCTGCGGATACTCGACTTCTGAAAGATCGTACGGATCAACACGGTCCATAGAGTAGATCTCGTATTTCGTCTGCTTATCACCAGCAACACCGTGCCGTTCGATTTCGAAAACATGCTGTGAAAACGGCTGATACCGATCCATCAGGCCCTGCAGCTTTGAGATAAACTGCTTGCCTCTCTGCCAGATTTTCACTCTCTCATCATCATGCTGGAACATGACGACATACCTCACCGGCTCAACGAACATGCCGGAAGCACAAAACGGACACATGTCGATAGGATCATCATAGGTTCTGAGGCAGTTCACATACCGCTCTTTTTCTCCGACCATTACCCTGTGAACGGAATATACTTCGATATCATCGATAGAGTCGTGCATGAACTGCACCCTAGCCACGTCACGATCATTTTTCAACTGAAACCAGTCACTGTTTGAACCTGAACTGAAGCGATCTGCTTCTTCGTGAGTTATTCTTGCCATTGTTTACCTCTCCTCTCTATTATTTACTCTCAAAGTACTGCCTGTAGAATAGCCCGTCGGCTATGATCGTCTTCATGAGCGGCCACTGTGTGAGTTCGGTGAATACGAACTTGACTCTGAGTGACCAACTCCATTCCTTCGGATAGATCTTCGTTGCTCTCTTCATGTTGTCCGGAGTTAGTGATTTCGGATGGCAGAGCACATTGAACCGTTTCTTGGCATACGAGCACTCAAACACGTTCCGCCCGTTATACTTGACAATGTCGGTGCGATTCTTGTCATTGACTGTAATGTCAAGATGGCCTTCCTCCGCCATTTCCTTGACGAGCGACAGGAACTTGTCCCTAAGAGCAAGTCCAATGCCATAAGGATTAGCTGATTCTTTTTCAGCTGCTTCCACCGATGCTTCCACCGATGCTTCCACTGACTCGACTTCCTTTTTCGGAGATGCTCTCTCGGAAGCTTTGAGGGTTTCGGGTTCCGCCTCAGGCTTCTTGCTCTCCTCCGCAGTTTCCTCCGAAACTACCGAGTACCAGCGATTGAATGTAGCACGAGTAACCTGCTTCGGAACGCCGCCAATCTCAACGACGACTGTCATTGAGTCTTCCTGGGTCACAACTCCATAGGAGCCATTCCGTTTGCAATAAACTTTCTTACCCAACAGATCTTTCATGTAGGTTCCTCCCCTTGAATAGTGTTAACGTTTAACGAGAAGTGTCAATAATATTGTATAACATATTGTATAAATTGTAAAGCAATTTTTTAAACATTTGATGAATTTTTCGGGTGAAAATAAAATTACTCGAACTTGTTTAAAAATACTCGGGTAACTCCAAAAACTTGACGTCCAAACTATTGATGTCTTCTCCTTTGGGTATATCAAGCTGCGTTATTATTTTACAATCTTTTAATGCGTTCCGCAACTTCATTGCTGCTTTTTGCCCAGCATCATCTGGGTCAGTGGCTATAACATAATGCCGCACAGGCAACATTCGAAGAATTTTGTACTGAAAGTCTGTACCCGTTCCCATCAAGGCGACTGAAGGGACTCCGTACTTCCACCCCGTCAAAGCATTTAAAATTGATTCACAAATCATCACTTTATTTGCAGGTTTCTGAATGATTTTTTCAGCAGCATATACAGGCTTTTCAGTCCCTCTTGGATAATGAAAAAACTTGTACCTAACACTCCTACGAGCAATAAAAGCAGGAACGGAATCATGATGATACACAGGAAAGGTAAGGCAATCAGTATCCTTATCATATCCGACATCAAACTCTTCAATAATTTCATGCGTCAACCCCCTTTCATACATGTAAGGATGATAATATCTATACTTATCAAGCTCTTCTTCAGTAAATCCAGGGTTATTAGTCATTGAAGAACTATGTTGCCTTGAAAGATTAAGATGCAATGGTTTTCGAGTCTCTACACTAACAGTGAGAAAATTTTTGGATAACCATTTTCGTCCGAAATCTCCATCGTCATATTTTCCAAATACCTGAGAAATCATATCTTCCAAGGTGCCTGCCCATCCACACGCAAAACAATGACAGAGCATGTTAACCCTTGATATTCCAAATGACGGTCTTCTTTCCTGTCCTCCTTTATGAAACGGGCAAGTAGTCATTATATTATCACCAGAATTTTTAAATGTCCTGAAAATAAACAGGCCATTCAGAGCACACTGGCGTCTGAGCTCTTCCAGCACCTCTATTTCATCTGCAAGTATGGGATGTCCATTCACCTTAAACATTATAACACAATCTCCCAGTCTTCACGAGTCTTAAACTGATAGTAGAAATATATTTTTATCGGCCACACATTTGGATTGCGGATATTTGATGCCATTATTCTTTTTACAGCATTAAAATACCTCATTCCCGTCCTGGAATTCTTCTTTAATCTGCTGTATCTGTGTTGAATTATCTCTAGAATCATCCGCACTTGCCATATACTGGAATGTGCCCTTATCGATATCCCAAAGATATAACAACTTCTTGTTGTTCAACCCGTTTCTGTTTTTTCTAATAACAAGCTCGATCCCTGGTCCTTTCTGTTTAGCTGCTATAACAATTGACGCATTATGCGAAATACCATCAGAGTCTCTGATGTTTTCAAGGTCTGGTGCTTCATCATTTTCCTTGTTAGCACCTTCCCTGTTTGACTGCGCTACTACGATTATGGGTATCTTGAGAGCGATACTCAACTCCATCAGATCTTCTGATATATTGGTGAGACTTGTAGTTTTGCTGTCGCCTCTCTGATACCTTTCGTCTGTGAGGTATGTAATTCCATCTATTCCAAGAATGTCGAGTTGATTTGCTTCAATAAAAGCACGAAGCTTAGATATTGTTATCTTTCTATTAAAGTCCTTGGGTGTTGCTACGAAGAACGGATTTTTATGCTTTGACAGCGATTTAATATATTCCTCGTAATTATCAATATCATATCCTCGAACCAAACTTGTGTTCGATATATTAGCATGCAGAGTATCAAAGCGATACCCAGTTCGAATGACTGACATCTCCGGCTCAATTAAGCCTACCCGGAATCCGATCTTCCAAGCATGCTCAAGGAACTTAATCAAGATGAACGACTTTCCGTTACCAGTTCGAGCAAACAAAACAACCAGTTCCTCGCCCCGCTGCCAGCAACCTGTTAATTCATCCAATTCCTTGAAACCAGAAGGAATGCAGAACTGCTGTGGGTTTGAACGACGTTTTTTCCACTCTTCGAACCTTTCATTAGCAGTTGAAATAATATCAACTCCGAAGCATGCGTTTCGCTTCGCTAGATTCGGTAATTGTGCCTGAAGATATTCGACAGCCGCTCGTGAATCCGTTTGCATGAGTTCTGCTACCTTATTTATTACCGGAACTGTCAGGGTGTATAAGTACTCTTCATTAAATGTTTCTACCAGATACCTATCTGACTCAGTAACATCAACTATGGTAAAGTTCGGGAACTTAGCAAGGAATGTCTCCTTATCCGGAACGTTACCATATTTCTCATAATGCTGCTTGATGAATTTATACTCATCAGGATAAGTAATAAAGTAGTCATCTGTTATTCCGTTCATTGTCAGAAGGCTCATATTACCTTCCTTAAGAATTCGAGACAAAACCTGAAGTTCTACCATAGTTAAATTCCCCTCTTATCTGCATCTCTAAATTCTATTACTTCACTTGCGTTCCATATTCTGCTGGATAGCCTACCACCCAAATACTCTTCCATCAGAGTATAATCAGCATTTCCAGTGAATATATTCGACCTGTGTGCAAGCATTCGTGCATCTATATAGTTGAGAAGCAACGAATGATTAAAATCGGTCAGCCTGATGGATGAAATATCATCCCAAACAACTAAATCACAAGTTATCAAATCTTCCTTCAACTGAATAAATTCAGGGTCTCTATTGTTCAGTACTTCTCGGCTCCTGTCAACAAATTCCGGAACCGAGACAAATACGCCGCGTCTTCGGAAACCATTGCCTGCCCAAATGGTGTTGAAATAGGCGAGCATGAGTTTTATAGCCCAGCTTGTTTTACCGTTTCCGAAGTTATAAGAATAAATATACAAGTTATTCCCTGATTTAACCCATTCCTCTATGTTGTTCTTTATTTCCTTTAACCGAATGAACGCCTCACGGTCACAACCCGGTATCAGCGGAATAGGAAACCACTTAGCTTCCGGAAGATTAGATAACTCCAACAAAGTTTTCATTTCAATGTATCGTATACAAGTTTCTCTGCATTCATGCGGCGCTTTCTTACAAACATCTAAATACCAACATTCTCTATGTGTCATCAGAACGTTTCCTGCCCTTCATATTTTTCTCGTCTAGTATCATTGTTCGGATTTTTAAACTGATTTTGACTGTATTTTGCTGTATCAAATGATGGTTTCGCTGATTTTGCTTCATCATCTATTGCATAATCGAGAGATTTCCACCCTCGAATTATTGTCTTAGTTATAGCATTCAACTGTTTTGCAACTGGAAGCGCTATTAGCTTCTCTAATTGAGCTCTAAACGAAACATCCGGGAGCAATGTTTTGCTCTCAGCTAACATGTCGAGGAATTCATACAGTTTTTGACTGACAGCTGAATCGAATTCAAATTCAGCTAACACAGCTTCTTTCTCTTTCATCCATTTCTTTACCTTCGAGTTTTTAGCTGAAGTAGTTTTAGTCGACTCGAAGAGTTTAGAAGACCCAGACCCGGTCTGGGCCCTATTATTATATTCATATGTATTATTCATACTTGTATTATTATCCTTTAACTTTTCTTTATGGGGGGTATTAAACTTTTCTTTATGGGGTATTAAACTTTTCTTTATGGGGGTATTAAACTTTTCTTTATGGGGGGTGTTAATTCTTATACACCGACGAAGGACTTCTTTAGTGCCTTCGCGATATTCTATGTCCACCGTGATATAGCCTTTTTCAGCCAGCTGGCTAATCCATTTAGACACAGTGACTCGGCTGACTTTGTATAACTCAGCGAAGTAGTTATTAGTTGCCCAACAGTACCCGTGCTCATTACACAAGGCTGTTATCTCTCCATATAGCAATTTTGCATTTGGTGTAAGATCTTCATCATATCTGATTTCAGCTGGAATGATAGCGTAATAAGACCTGTTGAACTCTGACATACGTTTTGACCTCCCCTGAAAAGTAAATAAAAACCCGTTTTTGACGACGCATTTGCATCACGATTTGAGTCAGTGTTACTGCCAGGTAACCGTGTACTCATCATCATGATCCGGGAAAAGATAGCGTGTGACGCAAAATGCGCCGTCAAAAACGGGTTTTCCTTTTTCTGAATACACGTCAACCTGGCAGTAATTATTGTAGCAGGTTAAACCGAGAATTACAATAGGATTTGATGACCGAGTGCTATTTTAATGATTCAAGAGTAATAGCCACCTGATCATCAACAGTCCTGTTGACATCGTTCCAAAGTGCTTCTTTCTCGAGCTCAAGGTTTGCATCAGCTGGTATGGTTCTTTCCTCGGCGTAAACGAACTTGTACCAGGTAGAAGAACCGTTCTTATTCTGCACCTCAATGCTAACGCCTGATTCCGCCCTGATCGTCGTTGTAACACCCTTGGGAATATATTTACCCTGATTCTGTGATTCAACGTCACTCTCAACCGTCTGCGTTGTCTGCGCCGGTTTCTCATTTACAGGTTCTTCCTGTACCTGTGTAGGTGGGCCCTCATCGAACGGAACGTCATCTACCTGTTCCTGAGTTGATTTGGTTATTTGTTCAACAGATTCTGCTTCATATCCGCCACAATCAGTAGCTTCTAACACCCTACCGTCGACTTCGATTTCGAAACCATTGCAGTCCTTGCAGTATTCATCGTTCGGATCTCCTGCATACTTACACCTTGCGATCGGTTTAGGTGCAGACTGGTTTTTCGGCTTTCTCATATTCTATCATCCTCCTTTGATTTGTGTATAGCATAGGCTATCATCAGCGAATAGTTCGCCAGATCTACCAGAGTATCCTCAACAGCTTCATCCGGAACTGTATTCAGAGTACCATGAAGCAGCGACTCTATTCTGCTGAATTTGTCAAACAGTCGTGCTACTCCAACTTTTATGCCATAACGGCGTAGAGATCGGAAAAAGCTGTTTCCGTATGGTGGATTTTTCTTACGGAAGATGTCGATGCACTCTTCCATCTTTTCCTGCATAAAAGCCACGCATTCTTCCGTTTCACGTTCAGCAAGTCTGAGATCCTTTTCAAAATCTGTCATTTCTGTTCCTCCTATTTCTTTGCTTTTACTCTCAAAGTGACAACAGGTTCTTTTGGAGTGATGCAGGGCGACAAAATAGCAGCATCCAGCTGCTTATTGTAGATTGCCTTTTCGAGAGCATCATTATCGATATACTCCTTTGTCTTGACAATCTGTTTGAACTCATCTGCCGGCAGATTTTTTCTGAGAATTTCAATAGCCTGCTCCTCATTGAAATCCTCTTTAGGGGTGACTGATATGGTTGCTATCAACCCTCCAGCATCAAATGAGTCGATATTCATCGCCTGCATCTCGTCCTTGATTCTTTTGTTGTAGTCGTCAACTACCTTTTTCAGACTATCCATCTGATTCTTTTTCTCATAGTAGTTGACAACCATGGTTTCCAAGGGTTCCTTGATTTCCAGTTTTCTCCTTGTCGCCATTGATATTCCTCCCTATCTTATGATTTTTTTTACTTCCTCTACAGAGATGCTTTTATTATTGAGAATCTTCTCACCTCTCTTTCCCCACTGATATACAGCGTTGAATTCAGCCATGGCTCCTTTATGAGTTGTCTGGAGTTTGTGCTTGAATTCTCTAAGTGCTGGTATATCAGACTTTGCAAAGAATTTTGTTTTCCGTCTGTCCTTGTGGTAATAAGGTGGGAGATACAGATCTTCGGGTTTTTTGATGTCAGGCGATTCCCACCACTTGTACCACCTTCTGATAGTCTGGGCAGATACGTCCAGCATCATTGCTGCTCTGTTTATGCTGACATAGTTTGCATTGATTTTTACTGACATTATTTCACCTCCCCTTCGTTTACTATTCGAACATATGCTTTTGTAACTCCAAAATTAAGTGCTTCTTCACTCACTTTCGTATCTCCAGTATCTTCAATGAACACATCAATTCGGTTCCCTTTAATTTTGGAACCTGTATCTCCCGCTATGTAAACGCCGTTGTACTTGGCGTAATTCGGATCTAAAAAAGTGACTTCTACCTTTGAATCCAGCGGAATAACCTTTGGGTCAACTGCGATGACTCTAGCAGTTTTCCAGTTTTTTCCTTTCAAATCAATTCCCCGGCTAGTTATTCCGAAAGCTTTGTGGGTTCGAGTTTTTCCGCAACTCTGAACGGACAGGTCATAAGCTGTAGCAACAACCTCAATTATGGGATTGTCCTTGACGCTTTCAACTTCGCCCAATACTACCGGTACCTCCACTGGTACTTCAACAGGAATTTCACGGGTTAAGGTAATGGTTTCGTACTGTGTTATCGTCTTGATGACGGGCGGCTTGAATACAATTCCAAGCGTCAACCCAATTATTATAGCAAGTTCAATCAGTATCGTTCTTTTTAACCGTTTAATCTGATTCATCTTTTTTCCTCCTTAGCTCAGCAAGTAATCAACTATTTCGCTTCTGTTCTCGGCAGTCATTTTGCCATCAAGTAATATGTCTGCCATCTTGCCTTTTTTATAGACGATTTCATGAATTCTTTCGTCTATTGTGTCCTTGCATATCAATGTAGTGATTCTGACAGTTCCTTTGGTGCCAATACGATGTACCCTGTCCTCTGCCTGGTCTTTCAATGCTCGGTTCCACGGCTCGTCCAAGAAGATAACTTCTGATGCAGCGTGAAGTGTGAATCCAGTTCCCATTGCGCCAATGGTTCCGATTATAACAGAGCATTTCGGATCGTTCTGGAATCTTTCAACTTCTTTTATACGTTCGTCTGTTTTCGTTTCGCCAACTATAATGGCTGGATTGTATTTTGCTAATTTTTTCTTAGCTACCATTACCATCGTTTCCCACTGACTGAATATAACAACCTTTTGACCAGACTCAACGAGTTCCTCGACTATTTCAACCATTCGATTCATTTTCGCTGATTCAGTGACAGTGGAACTCAGAATACCCGGGTACCCAGTAGCTTGTCTGAGACGTATCAAGATTGACAGTGGATCCGGATTCAGCTTGACTTTGTCCACGTCCTGCTTTATCACCCATTTGACCTGTTCGTATAGGTCTTCCTGCTCTTTTAACATATCCACATATTCGACGTTATACATCTTAGGCGGAAGGTCGAGAACCTCATCTTTTGTTCTTCTGAGCATGACCCTCGACATTATTGCCCTGAGCTCATCCAGGTTTTTATACCCAACAATCTCTTTTGCATCGTATCCTCCAAATACACAGTAATGCTGCTTATAATTGTAGAAATCATGTGTTTCATATCCTGTCCACTTCAGAGGAACGTACAGGTCCAAGGGATTGTTCATTAAGAATGTACCAGACAGCGGTATTCTGTATTTCGCTGTCGTAAGTGACAATAGCGCCTGACCCTGTAAGGACGTTGGGTTCTTCGCTTTATGTGCTTCGTCAAAAACTATCATCCCGATTTCTCCGCGAGAGCAGAGTTCTTTAATCTTCTCTGCTATCGGAAAAATTGTTTTATGAGTTTTTTTGTCCCTGTAGGACATTAGCCTGAGTGTTTCTATATTGGTAATTAAAAAGAAACAATCAGGCAAATTGTTCAGGTCCGCTAACTTATCCTCTGCAGTCCCTTCTCTCATTTTGATAGGAGGCCTCTTTGTGTAGCGTGTGCCTAATATCCAAGCTTGCTCATTACTGTGCTTCTTAATCTCTTCCAACCAGTTATACTTGAGGCCGTTTACTCCGCATATGATCAAGCAACGCTTCAGACCGTTCGAGCGCTTCCTTAAAACAGCTAGGTCAATCATCTGTTTTGTCTTTCCAAGGCCCTGCTCGTCTCCGAGAAGGAATGTGTCGTGATTATACCCGTATAAAACGCCCTCAATCTGATGCGTAAAGGGTTTAGTTTTGAACTGGAAATCTGCGGGCAGCTGCTTGGCGATATCAACTTCCCTAACCATAGCGCCGCAAATTTCAATGGCATAGTTTTTTAAATCGTTACATATTTTAGGTATTAAAGTAAGTGGAACCTCCCATGTCTTCTTTTCCGGAATGTAAACTCTGGTTCCAAGGTTTTTTATGTAACGTACTATGTCGCTGTCATACGGAAATGTGATGAAACCCGATAATGGCGACAGCGGTGTGGGTTTTAACTTTTGAGGCGTACTCACCTCGATTCGTATCATGTGCCTAGCTCCTTTCTTGAAAATTTACGGTTGTTACGTTTAATATTGTAATACATATTGACTGAAATGTCAATGTAAAATAGTAATAAAATAGTACAAATTTTTAAGAAAATAGAAAAACGCTGCCGACAGCTAGTCGAACAGCGCTTATGTGAATTAGGGAGGAACCAGGTTGATTGAAAGTTGAGATCTTACGGATCTTTGCCTTTTTCAGCAATCGTTTCGTACGCTTTCATTGCTGTGAACCATACCACAACCGAATTTATCAGCCAGATGACACAGGTCTCGACTATTTCACGGTTCGTTGTGAATTTTCCCTGCCATGCTCCCGCCAGCGCACAGAGGAGAAAACTGTACCCGTATACAACATATTTGGTGCGGTTTTCAAATATCCTGTCAAACAAGTTCTTTGTGAACTGCGTGAGAAGATTGACAACCACCACCATGCCAGTAAAAGTCAGGATATAGTCCATGGAGACGAAATCATTCGGCATAATTTTTTTTACCTCCCTTTAATGGTTTTGGACATACCATACAAAGAAGCTGAACAATGTAGTAAAAATTGAGATAGTTACGGACGTAACCAAGCCCCATATAGCTTTAGTTAAACTGTCCATACGCTTGCATAGCTCCTTAATTTGCACGTCTTTCACTGCATCAGCGCGAGATAGCTGGTCAATCACATGATCGTGAGCTTCGAGTTGTTTTTTATGCTCATCAAGTCGATGGTGTGCTGATTTCGCGCTTTCTAATGCAGTTGTGGCGGTTTTATCGACCTTAGCGATATCTGTGATTTCAGCCATGCCCGTGCCTCCTTGCTCAGTTATTGTTATATATTTTTTCTATGAGATCCGGGAAGAATTTGAATATTTCAAGTACTCCCAGGTCTCCATCAGCTTTTGCAGCGTTGACTGCCACATCGATTGCAGTAATCCATTCTACAGGACTGTCTGTATTCTCTGAAATAAGTTCTTTCCATGTTTTTCTCACCCGGTTTCCGTATTGCGGACGAGCGTAATAGATCTTAAGTAAGAGTTCCGGTATAAACTTGAAAATCTCAAGTGTGCCGAGATTTCCAGGCGCTTTGGCTGCGTTCACTGCTACGTCGATTGCTTCCTTCCAATCTTCAGGTCTTGTCGTGAATTTCTGAATCAGTTCGTCGGGTGTTTTTTCTTCGAGATCATATTTGAGTCTTGCGTAACCGTTGTATCTACTCGCTGTTCCTCTGACAACACCTTTGCTGGTACTCATGGCCTCAACAGTTTCGCCGTTACCAGCATAAATTCCGACGTGTGTCCAGTCCTGAGGTGTTCCTATGAATAAGAGGTCGCCAGGTTTGAGATCTTTCTTAGCTATTGGTGTGCAGAGGCGATACAAACCGTCACAGGAGTAGTCCGCTGTTGGCGGAATGCACTTCAGCGCTCGCAACCCTGCAACAACCAAGCCGCTACAGTCAAAGCACTGTTTACCCATCCATTTCTCGGCGTTGGTATTGGAGAAATAATAATTCTGACGACCGTATGTTTTTATCAACTTCTGAAGGAGTTCGGGGGTTAAGATCTCTCCCTGAGTTCCCCAGACATAGCCTGAGCCAATTTTTGATTCAGCAAATTTGAGCAATCTATTCATTAGTAACACCTCCTTCCTTATTCATGAATATTATAGCATATAAAGTTGTCGACATCAACGGTTTATTAACAAAGTCTTACAAAACTACCCGTATCGGAGTAGTTTTGCTTTCCCAAGTTACACTTGCCCCAAAAGCTTCGGCAAAGTAACGGAGCGGAATCATGGTACGTCCTTCAGGGCTAAGCTGTGCAGGAGTGTCCATCATGATGGTTTCAGTCTTTACCAAATCATGAATTTTTATTTCTTTACTTCCGAGAAGAAACTCTATTGTTCTCTGCATCTTTGGGTTGAGGGTGCAGAACCCGACACCATATATTTTATCTTTACCCAGTTCGCCGAGGTCAATTGATGCATTCTTCAATTATATCACTGCCAAAATTTCTGTCTTTTCGGCTTCGGTCAAGGCTGTATACTCTGTAATAATATCCTCTGCTGTCCTATTTTCTTGTTTCATTCTAGTCCTGATTGCGTTAACAAATATATTTTTCTTCCATACTGGCATTACACAGCACCTCCCATAATTGCCGCCATTGCAATTTCAAGGTCGGCAATACGCTGTTCTATGTTGTCGACTGGTATATCTACATACTCATACCAAACCTCACCTGTAGATTTTCTACACTTTAATATTGCCTGTTTACCTTCGGGTGTTTCTGCTATTGGTAAGCTTTCTATGGCTATACCATTAGCTTTTTGATCGTTGGTTAAAGTGGTTTCATCATAAACCACACTTGCATTATTATTATCATTT